CCATACTGTTTTATTTCATATATAGTGTGATGACTCGTGGTTCTTGGCTCCGTACTAGCCATGCAAGATGTCCTAATACCTGAAATAGAAGAGAACATTCCCCTCCCCGCAAACGCGGCGGAAGCCCTGCCTGACCTCACCCCCGAGGCTGAAGTCGAGATGCGGGCACGGACTATCAAGCTTGTATCGGATCTAACCGGTATTCCGTTGCTTCCAAACGAGGAAGACATGGAGCAGGCAAAGGATCTTGCCCGTGCTCAGCTAGAAGATCCTCGTACACGGATCGATTACAGCAAGTACCCGAACGAAACCATCGCCATGCTCGCGGGGATCGCTGCTAGGTATAACCACATGATTGTGGATGACCTTGCGGAGTTGAAACTTTATGTGGTGAATCGCCTATTTGAAGAGGCGGAACGAGCAGATAACAGCAAAACTCGTATCTCAGCCCTAGCAAAACTCGGTGAAGTAGACGGAATCGACGCATTTAAGAAGCGCAGCGAGGTCACACACGTGATCAAGCCTATCGAAGAGGTTGAAAAAGAGCTTTTGTCGGTGCTGGAAGGGATCGAATATCGCGTTGTAGACGAAAATGCAGCTAAACCTGACCAAATCTGACATCCAACGCATCAAAAGTGCGTTGCCGACGATGCCGGACAAGGAAAAACGGCAGGTTGCGGAGCTTTTAAAGACCTATCAGAACCAACTGACGCAGCAATTTGGCAAAGATCACTTCTTAGACTTCATTCAGCACGTATATCCGGGCTATAAAGTCGGTCCGCACCACCGGCACCTTGCCGAAATCTTTGAAGACATCGCTCTTGGCAAGAAAAAGCGGGTGATCGTCAATATTGCCCCGCGTCATGGCAAATCAGAGATGATTTCTTACCTAGCGCCTGCATGGTTTCTAGGCAAATACCCGCAGAAAAAGGTCATTATGGCTTCGCATACAGCGGATCTGGCGTCGGCGGCGCTCTTGCTGGACGCGGTGCAGATCTTTTTATTATTGATGATCCTCATTCTGAACAGGAAGCCAAGCAAGGGCGATCGGACGTTTTTGAGCCAGCATGGGAGTGGTTCCAGTCAGGCCCAGTCCAGCGACTGATGCCGGGCGGCGCGATCATTGTCGTGATGACGCGCTGGAGCAAGCAGGATCTGACCGGCAAGATCATCGACCACATGACGAAAAATGACGACGCCGACCAGTGGGAGGTAGTCGAGTTTCCCGCCATCCTCAATGAGAAACCCCTCTGGCCTGACTTCTGGACGATTGAGGAGTTACTGGCTAAGAAAGCGTCGATGGATGTGCGGTACTGGCAGGCTCAGTACATGCAGGAGCCGACCTCGGAGGAAGGGGCGCTATTAAAACGGGAATGGTGGCAGGTCTGGGAGAAAGAAAATCCCCCGATGTGTGAGCACATTATTATGTCGCTCGACACGGCCCAAGAGAAAAATAACCGGGCTGACTATAACGCCCTATTAACTTGGGGGGTCTTTAAGAACGAGGAGACCCAGAACTACAACATCATTTTGCTGAACTCTATTAAGCAGCGTCTTGAGTTTCCCGAGCTAAAGCAGTTGGTGCTGGACGAATATAAGGAGTGGAACCCGGACACGTTCATCGTGGAGAAAAAGTCCAACGGGGCTGCTCTATACCAAGAGATGAGACGGATGGGGGTGCCCATCAGTGAGTTCACGCCGGGTAAAGGACAGGACAAGATCAGCCGCGTAAACGCCGTGTCAGACCTCTTTGCTGCGGGTATAGTCTGGGTACCTGACCGGCGATGGGCTTGGGAGGTCGTGGAGGAGTGTAATGACTTCCCCGCTGGCACCCATGACGACTTGGTGGACGCCACCACTTTGGCCCTACTCCGCTTCAGGCAGGGCGGGTTCATTAGGCTCCCATCGGATGAGCCGGAACCGAAACGGTGGTTTAAAGGCCGCAAGGCGGCGGGATTTTATTAGGAGAATTTAAATGGCCGTCGATAAAAGTTTGATGGAGGCTCCTCAAGGTATCGCGGCTATCGCCGTTGAGATAGAGCCGGTTGAGATTGAGATCGAACTGCCGTCCGATGAAGACGGTGCAGTAATCGACATGTTTAAGAGCGAGCCGCGTGCGGATGAGTTCGACGCGAACCTCGCTGAATATATTAATGAGAGTGAGTTGCAGAGTCTGGCAGGGGAGCTACTCGGCCAGTACGAGCAGGACTTGGCTTCGCGTAAAGATTGGCTCGACACCTATATTAAAGGACTCAAGATCCTCGGCATCCGGTACGAGGAGCGAACTGAGCCGTGGCCGGGTGCGTGCGGCGTGTTTCACCCGCTCCTGATGGAGTCGGCGGTCAAGTTTCAGTCCGAGACCATCATGGAGACCTTCCCTGCGATGGGGCCGGTCAAGACTAAGATTATTGGCAAAGAGACGGCAGAGAAGAAAGACGCTGCCATTCGTGTCGCGGATGACATGAATTACCAACTGACCGAGGTCATGAAGGAGTACCGCCCAGAACATGAGCGGATGCTCTTGAGCATGGCCCTCGCGGGTAATGCCTTTAAGAAGGTGTACTTCGACCCGTCGCTAAACCGGCAGACCGCTGTCTATATCCCAGCCGAAGACATGATCGTGCCCTATGGCGCGGCAAATCTGGAGACGGCGGAGCGTGTCACGCACCGGATGCGGAAGACCAAGAACGAGGTCCGCAAGCTCCAGTACGCAGGGTTTTATCGTGATGTGGATCTGGGCGACCCGATTCGCACGATGGACGAAGTTGAAAAACAAAAAGCAGAAGACCAAGGCTTCTCGGCAAGCATGGACGACAGGTTCCAGTTGCTTGAAATGCACGTGAATATAGATTTATCGGGGTATCCAGATGTCGATGAAGAAAACAATGAAACAGGAATTGCCCTTCCGTACGTTGTCACAATCGAAAAAGGAACGGGTACGGTCCTCTCGATTAGGCGGAACTGGAGAGAGGAGGATGAACTCAAAGCGAAGCGCCAGCACTTCGTCCACTACGGATACATACCGGGCTTTGGATTTTACTACTTCGGTCTCATACACCTTATTGGAGGGCACAGTAAGGCTGCCACCTCGCTACTTCGTCAACTCGTTGACGCCGGAACCCTGTCTAACCTACCGGGAGGTCTCAAATCTCGTGGACTCAGGATTAAGGGAGACGATACTCCCATTGCTCCGGGAGAATGGCGAGATGTAGACGTTCCGAGTGGCGCGGTGCGGGACAACATCCTGCCCTTGCCATACAAGGAGCCAAGCCAGACTCTTTCGCTTCTCCTCGACAAAATCATTTAAGAGGGACGCCGTTTCGCTGCGGTGTCTGACCTCAAGATCAGTGATATGTCGAACCAAGCGCCGGTTGGTACCACACTAGCCATCTTGGAGCGCGTTCTGAAGGTGATGTCGGCTGTACAGGCCCGCATCTACTACGCGATGAAGCAGGAGTTCAAGCTCCTTGCTGGAATCATCCGAGACAACACACCAGATGAGTATTCGTACGAGCCTGAAGTAGGCAAGGCGAGTGCAAAGAAGTCTGATTACGACAACGTGGATGTGATCCCGGTGTCGGACCCGAACGCGGCAACGATGTCGCAGAAGGTGGTGCAGTACCAAGCTGTGATCCAGTTGGCGCAGTCGGCTCCGCAGCTTTATAACCTTCCGCTGCTACACCGTCAGATGATTGAGGTGCTGGGCGTCAAGAACGCTGAGAAGTTGGTGCCGATGCCGGACGATCAGAAGCCACGCGACCCGGTGACGGAGAACATGGACGCTATCACGGGCAAGCCGCTCAAGGCGTTTATGTATCAGGATCACGAGGCGCACATCAAAGTCCACATGACGTTTGGGCAAGATCCGAAGATGGCCCAGATGATCGGGCAGAACCCGATGGCGCAGCAGATTACTGGCTCGCTTCAAGCGCACATTCTGGAGCATTTGGCCTTCCAGTATCGCCGTGAGATTGAGAAGCAGTTGGGCGTGGCGCTGCCGCCGCTGCCGCAAGATGACGACAGTGAATACGATCTGCCGCCTGATATTGAGGTCAAGCTCTCGCAGGTCTCGGCACTCGCAGCAGAACGTCTGCTCCAGAAGGATCAGGCCGAGGCTCAGGCTCAACAAGCTCAGCAGCAGATGCAGGATCCGCTCATTCAGATGCAGCAGATGGACTTGCAGATCAAGCAAATGCAGGCCCAGACCAAGCAGATGCAAGTGGAGATGGAGGCTCAAGCAAGGCAAGAGGAACTTCGGCTCCGCCAGCAGAAAGATCTGTTGGATGCGGCTGCGAAGGAGGACGAGCTTCGGCTACGCGAAGCGGAGATCTCTGGGCGGCAGCAGCTTGAGGCAGCACGCTTGGGTTCAGACATTGAGAAGCACAAGGCGCAAGAGGCCAACAGGCAGCAGCTTGAGGGGACGAAACTTGGCGTCGAGATTGCTAGAGATAAGGAACGCTCACTTGTTGAGCGCGTAAGAAGTGTACAGCCGGGCAAAACGCCTGAGAGGTAATCAATGGGGTACTCAAACGCTCTGGAGTATTTGGAAACAAAACTCAAAGAAGAGCGCACATTAATTGTAGAAAACCTGATCCAAGGCAAGTTGGACGAGGGTGAATACAAAAGACTTTGCGGGGCGTTACAGGGTCTCGACCTCGCTTGCAATCACATTAAAGACCTTGCAAAGAGGATAGATGAAGAATGAGCAGCATAGACGTTGAGAAGACACAACAGGAGGCGGCGAAAGCCAAACTCCTGCCAGAACCCAAGGGCTACCGAATCTTGTGTGCTGTGCCACACGTAGAGGAGGAGTTTGAGGGGGGGCTGATCAAAGCTGAGGACACCAAACGAGTCGAGGAGCAAACCACCGTGGTGCTGTTCGTCGTCAAACTGGGTGACCTTTGCTACAAGGACAAGGACCGGTTCCCCAACGGCCCGTGGTGTAAGGAAGGCGATTTTGTCCTCACCCGTCCTTATTCAGGCACCCGCGTGGTTATCCACGGTCGGGAGTTCCGCATCATTAATGACGACACGGTTGAAGCGGTGGTCGAAGATCCCCGTGGAATCCGCAGAGCGTGAGGTAAAACATCATGGCTATTGAGCGCGAGGAATATAGGTTCCTTGACGAGATTACAGAAGAAAAATCTCAAGCAAATCAAGACGATAGCGATACTATCGAAGTACAGATTGAAGACGACACCCCGCCAGAAGATCGGGGTCGTAAACCCCTCCCTAAAAATGTAGTGGAGGAACTAGAAAACGATGACCTAGACGAGTATTCCGAAAAGGTCAAAAAGCGCCTCGGGCAGATGAAAAAGGTCTGGCACGATGAGCGTCGTGAAAAAGAACGTGCCCTGCGTGAACGTGAAGAGGCTCTTAAATTTGCTCAAGCCCGTGAGCAAGAGATTAAACAGCTAAAGCAGCGTATTGGGCATAACGAACAGGCGTTTCTTAAAGAAGCGGAAAAGTCGGCTACGACAGATTTGGCCGTTGCCAAAGACCGCTTGAAACACGCATATGAGTCCGGGGATGGAGAGCAAATTGCAAATGCTCAGGAAGCCTTGACGGACGCAAAACTTAAATTGCAAAACATTGCCCGTGTAAGACCCACTTTACAACAGGCAGAAGAAAGAGTAGAACCGGTCCAACAGGTAAAGGAATCATACGATCCCCCTGAGCCAGCCCCGGATCCAAGAGCCGTGGCTTGGCGTGAAAGGAATGGATGGTTTGGTTCAGACGAGGAAATGACCGCCCTCGCACTTGGCCTGCACGAAAAACTGGTCCGGTCTGGTGTAGATCCTCGTTCCGACGAGTATTACCGCCGAGTCGATGAGACTATGAGGAAACGCTTTCCTGAAGCATTTGACGATGCCGAAGAGGAAGAGAGACCTCAAACGAAGCAGGCCCAAAAACCTGCTCGCACAAAACCAGCCAATGTAGTGGCTCCAGTTACGCGGAATACCGCGCCGCGTCAGGTCCGCCTGACACCGACTCAAGTTGCGATAGCCAAAAAGCTTGGCATCAGCAATCAAGAGTACGCACAAGCAATGATTGAAATGGAGAATGCAAATGGCTGAGAACAGACTCGCACGCGAAGTCGAGAACAGAGAATCCACGCAACGGAAGATGGCGTGGACCCCGCCGCAAACGCTCCCTGAACCGGAGCCGGAAGATGGCTGGGTATTCCGCTGGATACGGACCAGTATTATGGGTCAAGCAGACCCCTCTAATACGTCTGCAAAGTTTCGGGAAGGTTGGGAGCCTGTAAAGGCCGAAGACCAGCCCAAGTTGATGATGCAAGCCGATCCGAATAGCCGATTTAAAGGCAATATCGAAATCGGTGGGTTGTTGCTCTGCAAGGCTCCAGCCGAGCTAATGAAGCAGCGTGATGATTATTACGCCAAGCAAGCACATGCTCAGTTGCAGTCGGTAGACAACAACTTTATGAGGCTGAACGACGAACGTATGCCGCTCTTTAGCGAGAGAAAGACATCGGTCTCGTTTGGCAAGGGCAAATAACTTATTTTGGAGTAATCAATGGCATATCCTACTGTTGACAAGCCGTATGGCTTGAAGCCGATCAATTTGATCGGTGGGCAGGTGTTTGCCGGGGCGACTCGCCAGCGTCGTATTGCTTCCGGTGCTTCCAGCATCGGTTACGGCGACCCGGTTCAGTTGACCTCAAGCGGCACCATTGCTGTTTCTACCTCGGATACGACGGCTCCGACCGCTGGCTTTGCCGGTGTGTTTTTGGGCTGTAACTACGTGTCCTCTGTGACGGGTCAGCCGACCTACTCGCAGGCTTGGATCTCGGGTACGGCGGTGAAGTCGGGCACGTACATTAATGCGTACGTGGCTGATGATCCGAACACCCTGTTCAAGGTTGTGGGCGTGACGGCTTCGCTCGTGGTTTCGACGACGAGTGGCTTCACGTACGAAGATGTTGGTACCAACGTCGAATTGGTTCCCAATACTCTGAATACGACGACTAATGATTCGCAGCAAGGTGTCCGAGTTGGCTCTGTTGCCACTACTCGTTCGCTGCCGATGCGTATCGTTGATGTTGTCGAAGACACGGCGTTTGTTTCAAGCAACACTACCTACTACCCCGAAGTCATTGTTAAGTTCAATGCCCCGTATACCACGGGTGTTTCGGGTGTGATTGAAGGTGGTCACGCTTACAACAACCCGCTCGGCATTTAATAGGGGAGTTCTAAGAAATGGCTATTTCACGTGCACAATTACTTAAGGAACTCCTGCCGGGTTTGAACGCCCTGTTCGGCCTTGAGTACAAGACCTATGGTGAGGAGCACAAGGAGATCTACGAGACTGAGACCTCCGAGCGTTCCTTTGAAGAGGAGACCAAGCTTTCTGGTTTCAGCGCCGCTCCGGTGAAAGCCGAAGGTTCAGCGATTGCGTATGACAACGCGCAGGAAGCTTGGACGGCTCGTTACAACCACGAGACCATTGCTCTCGGCTTCTCCATCACGGAAGAGGCGGTTGAAGACAACCTGTACGATTCGCTGTCCAAGCGATATACCAAGGCGCTCGCCCGAGCGATGGCGTACACGAAGCAGGTCAAGGCGGCGTCTGTCCTGAACAACGGCTTTTCGGCCAGCTACGTTGGTGGCTACGGCAAGGCTCTGTTCGCGGCGGATCACCCGCTTGTCTCGGGCGGCTCCAACAGCAACCGTCTGACGGCCTCGGACCTCAACGAAACTTCGCTTGAGGCTGCGGTTATTCAGATCGCTGGTTGGACTGACGAACGTGGACTCCTGATCGCGGCGAAGCCCGGCAAACTCATCGTCCCCCCGGCGTTGATGTTTACCGCCAAGCGTCTCCTCGATACGGAA